TTAAACGTGGCAAAGAGTCTTTCTCTGGATTTAACAAACCAAAGAGGACTCCTGGTCATCCGACCAAAAGCCACGCTGTTTTGGCGAAGTCCGGCGAAACAGTTAAATTGATTCGTTTTGGGCAGCAGGGGGTATCTGGATCTCCGGCAAAATCTGGAGAATCTGCCGCTGACAAGGCTAGACGGAAATCATTTAAGGCTCGTCACGCTAAGAACATCGCCAAAGGTAAGCTGAGTGCGGCGTTTTGGGCGGACAAAGTCAAGTGGTAAAGTCTCTGTAATTCTGTTATTTTCCTTATATATCCAGGTGACAACCCGCATCCGGGCCTCCTAACCACAAAGGACAACGATGCGGGAATATTCTGTAGGCGCAACTCCCACTGCAGGAGCAACCACGACACTGTACACAGTGCCGACTGGTTATCGCGCCCTCTGGAATCTTTCCTATATGCACAACACTTCTGGTTCTACCAAGAACTTGACTCTTACTTGGTATGACTCTAGTGCAACGCTGACTTACGACATTCTTAGTCAGTACAACTTCAATGCCAAAGATTATTTAACGCTAGATGGCAATGCTTTAGTAGTGCTTGAGGAAGGCGATCAAGTCAGAGTTACGCCAGAAGCCGGTAGTACATTTACCGTGATTTTGACGTTTCTTCTTAAAGGAAACCAACGAGAATGAGTACAACCTACTTACAGGCCGTTAATGATGTTTTGGTTAGGTTGCGTGAGGCTCAGGTCTCAACGGTATCCCAAACCACGTATTCTGCTCTCATTGGCAAGTTTGTTAATGATGCCAAACGTAATGTAGAAGACGCCTACAACTGGAACGTCCTGCTTAGTAATGTCACGGTGTCTACCGTTGCTGGTACTAGCACCTACGCTGTGACCGGAAGTGGCTTGAAGTTTCGGGTGATTGATGCGATCAACGTGACCGCAGAAACGCCTTTGCAGAATGTGTCCTATGTCGAGATGAATAGGTTTTTGAGCTTCGGTAGCCCTGCTCAGACAATTCCTACATACTACGCGTTTAATGGTGTTGATATCAATTACGACACCAAAGTAAGCCTATTCCCAGTCCCTGACACCGCTTACTCGCTTAAGTTTTCGGTCATTATTCCACAAGCTGACTTATCCAGTGATGCCACTGTCATTCAGGTTCCCTCTGAGCTGGTGATTCAAAATGCTTACGCTAGGGCGTTGGTTGAGCGTGGCGAGGACGGTGGATTGAATAGTTCTGAGGCTTACGCGCTTTACCGGCAAATGCTGTCGGATTACATCGCTCTGGAAGCGACTCGTTATCCTGAATCCCAAGAATTTGTCGCTGTGTAATGGCTCAAAATATACAAATATTTAGCATTGCCGCACCTGGATTCTTTGGGTTAAACACTCAAGACTCTCCATTAGATTTAGCATCTGGCTTTGCCTTAAATGCAACCAATTGTGTGATTGACCAATACGGACGCATTGGCGCTCGCAAAGGGTATACGAAGGTCAACTCCTCTACTGGTGCCGCTGGATCTAATGACATTCAGGCTTTGCATGAGTTAATCGAGGATGATGGCACCAAGACCATCCTGTTTGCCGCCAACAACAAGTTGTTTAAGTTGGACTCAGGCAATGCTGTGGTTGAGTTAACTTACGGCGGCGGTGGTGTAGCTCCTACGATCACCGCAAATAATTGGTGCATTGCAACACTCAATAACATTGCGTATTTCTTCCAGACTGGCCACGACCCTTTAATCTACGACCCTGCCGTTAGCACAACGACGTATCGCAGGGTATCTGAGAAAAGTGGTTATCTTGGCACAGTTCCTAGCGCAGATATTGTCATCAGCGCATACGGTAGATTATGGGCGGCAAACACTGCGACTGACAAGACTACCATTTACTTTTCCGACCTTCTTGCGGGGCATGTCTGGAATACCGGAACTTCTGGAAGCCTGGACATTGCAAGGGTGTGGGGAGAGGGCGTAGATGAAATCCAAGCGTTGGCGTCTCATAATGGCTTCCTGTTTATTTTTGGCAGGAACCAAATACTTGTTTACGCAAATGCAACAACTCCGGCAGACCTTGTCATCCAAGACTCAATTATTGGAACAGGCTGTATCGCAAGGGACACAGCCAAGACGATAGGCACTGACGTTCTGTTCCTGTCGAACACTGGCATTCGGTCGCTGATGAGGACGATTCAGGAAAAGTCGCTACCTTTCAGGGATCTTTCCAAGAATGTCCGCAATGACTTGATGTCCATTGTTGCTGGTGAGGACTTGGCAAAGGTTAAGGCTGTGTTTTCTGAACGCAATGCGTTCTACCTGCTGACACTGCCATCTGTAAAACAGATTTACTGCTTTGATACTAGGGGGCAGCTACAAGACGGCTCCCTACGCGTCACTGTTTGGAATTCTATTGACCCTAAGTCTTTATGCTCCAGGTCAAATGGAGATTTGCTGTTTGGTAAAACCGGATACGTAATGAAGTATTCCGGTTATCAAGACGACGGATCGTCTTTCAGGATGCAGTATTACACCAACCATGCAGACTTAGGAAATCTCTCTCAGACTTCCATTTTGAAACGCCTGTCGATTGTTGTGATTGGCGGCACCAATCAAATGGTGACGTTTAAGTGGGCCTTTGATCTGACTGGTAACTATTTATCAGATAACGCGCAGATCCCAACGCAAGGTATTTCTGAATACGGTATAGCGCAGTATGGAGCCAATGCGGTGCCTGTTTCGTATTACAGCAACGGACAACTGATTCAGACGCTCACGGTATCTGCCTCTGGGGCCGGAAAGCTAGTGCAGACCGGATATGAAACAGATATCAATGGCGCGGCGTTAAGCATTCAGAAAATCGAGATTCAGGCTAAAAACGGAAAATATAGTTAAGGACAATCATGTCGAACTACACCAAAAGCACTAACTTTGCTACCAAAGACACCCTGCCTTCCGGTGACGCCAACAAGATTGTCAAGGGTACCGAGATTGACACGGAATACAACAATATCGCTACTGCTATTGCGACGAAGGCCGATTTAGCAAGCCCGACGTTTACCGGCACTGTTACTATTCCTACTCTTTCTGCAACGACCGGCACGTTTTCTACCGCTTTAGCAGCGACCTCTGGTGGAACCGGCAACGCTAGTTACGCAGTTGGCGATCTGCTTTACGCCTCTACGACCACTGCCTTATCCAAACTGGCTGATGTTGCTACTGGAAATGCGCTGATTTCTGGTGGCGTTGGTGTTGCCCCTTCATACGGCAAGATTGGTCTGACTACTCACGTTTCTGGAACTCTACCCGTTGCTAATGGTGGAACTGGTCTTGCGACTATTACCGCTAACAACGTGCTTCTTGGAAATGGCACCTCTGCCCTACAAGTTGTAGCGCCTGGCACCACAGGTAATGTGCTGCAATCAGATGGTTCTACTTGGGCCTCAACTGCAAAACTTGTTCTGTCTACCGCTCAAGCCACTACCTCGGGAACATCCAAAGAGTTTCTTAGTATTCCGTCGTGGGTTAAACGCATTACTGTGATGTTTGATGCTGTTAGCTCAAACGGAACTAATAACATAATTGTGCAGCTTGGAGCGACTACCTACACAACGTCTGGTTATGACTCCGTAGCAATCGCAATTAACGGCACGAGTGTAGGGTCAACCTCCGACACTACTGGTTTTACAGCATCTCTTATGTCGGCTGCTGCTGGTCGCACTGTATCCGGCTCTATGATAATTACTTTGATGGGGTCTAACACTTGGGCATATATTAGTAATACTAGATATGAAGTTAGTGCTTTAGCTGCTGGAGCCGGTCGTGTTGCGCTATCCGGCACATTGGACAGAATTAAAATCACCACTACCGGCGGCACCGATGCGTTTGACGCTGGTTCAGTAAACATCATGTATGAGTAAAAAAGAACAAGTTATCGTTAAACCTGAATACATTGTATATATCGAACGCGTAAGAGATTTAAAGTTTATCCACATGGATGTATTCAAGT